TTTGAGGCCAACCAGCGCCTTGTGTCCACTCTCAGCTTGGCCACCTGTGCCTCTTGAGGCGTGGCAGCGTCTGCAATTTCTAGCGTTTCCTCTGCTAAACTTCGGCCACCACGCGCCCGCGCACGCGCAAGGGCAGAAGCCCGTGCTTCGCCCCCTCTATCGATCCAATCATAGAAAGCTGTGTGGCTTACCTTCAACGACCTTGCCAAGCTGAGAATGGTCTCGCCTTCGGAGAGTCTGTCTAGGATGGTAATTTCGCCACCGGCAGCGTGAATCTTCTTGTTGACATCAGTAGCTTCTTTGCGTGCAAGAGCTGCTTGCTCTTTGAGACCCATCTGCCTTTCGGCAATGTTGTCGGCCACTTCTGCAAGTGTTTGTGCTTTACGTTTTGGTTCAGCCATTCAGATAATCCTCAATTGTTTTGATTGCTTCGGCAGCTGATCTGGCGACCACTGCTCGATACCCTTTTGCATTTAACTGCAAACCTACAGCGCTTTGTTTGCTTGAGACCACACCGGCCTTGGTCTTCATCTCCACAAACAACGCATGAAAGCCGTTTTTAGGCTCCAAGACGCAAAGATCAGGCATCCCTGCCAATACCCCTTCACTGTGCAGTCTGACGCGCTCTGACGGGCTTCTATCGCCACCATTGGGTATTGCTGCAATGATGATGTCTGGATGGAAAGCGCGAAAGTGTTGCACCACTTTGACCTGGTCAATGTGTTCAATGCTTTTTCTTTTGCGTTTTACGTCAACCACCATTCTTCGGATTCTACAGCCGAGGGTTTGGTCTGGAACATATGGCATCGATGCTTGACATCGGTCGGGAATGCAGCCAGGCCAGTTCGGCCGCACTGGTGTTCGGTCCATGTGATAGTTGCCCATCCACCTTTTATTTTCGCCTGGTCAAACATCCACTGCAATGGCTTTGCGTTGACCTTTCGGTGTCGTTCCATCTGTTCGGCTGGCATGGACTGGCGCTGCTCCACATTTACCGCATTAGCGCATTGATGGCAGAAAACGCGCTCATCTTCGACCAATTTATCAAATTGTGGATAACCTGTGGATAACTGCTCAACTTGTTGGACCATCACTTCTCCTCAAAAACAGTGAAAAGTAATGCGGTATGACCAAAGGAAATCTACCGCATTACCGCATTACTTTCGTACCATGTCAAAACACCGAGACTGGCCTGTGGATAAATGGGTCTAAAGACCCCATTTAATCCACAAGACCCAGCCATTGTCTAATCCGGTATACCGCATTACTACCGCATTACTACCGCATTACCGCATTACTTTAACTGGACCCATCCAAAGCCCTCATGGTCCTGACAGAAGCGCTGGAATATGGCAGCTCCTACTGCCCGTCTTGAGTAGCTTTGGTTAGCTTGTGGAACTGCTTGGTAGATCGCAGGCCACTCCAACTGGTGCATCCCTGTGAGTTCTTTTGGGACTATTGGGCGACCTGGCCCTTTGCGCATGATGACCTGACCATGCTGGTTGATGATGGACTGGACAAAGTTGCAAGCCTGGTCACAAATGTCTTGGACTTGCTGCTGGCGCTTATCGCTTTGGCGGTCAGCTGCTGCCTGTTTGCGGTCATCCTCTGACGACATGGCTGGGACAACAAGAAGCACCATCTGCTCTTGAATGAGGCCATCTTCATCCAGCACTGTGTCGGCAAAGATATCTGACTGAAATTTGATTTCTCTAAAATTTGGCTGGTAACGGGTCTTGACTAGGCGCATATAACGGGTCTTTGTCTCATCTTCAAACAAGACTCCGGTCAGGGTTGCATCACCAGTGAATGCAGAGGCTCCACGGGCTGTGGCATCTGAGTCTGACTTGGAGATGGTCTTGTTGGTGTGGGTAATGATGCAGACTGGCGTGTCCAGCTGGATGTAGATTGTCTGTTTAAGGGCTGCGATAAAGCTACCTACTTCTGAGTTGTCATTCTCATTATCAATATCCATTGTCGCGTTTGCTGTATCTAATACCAATAATGGCCGGACATTATCTATTGTGTGGTGAATCACATTATGTGCGAGCATGAGTAAATCTTTAACATTTGATCGCTTTGCATCGATGATGACAAACCAATCTGATAATGCATTGGCACTAATCCCATAATGTCTGCTGTATCCAGTGAGAGTTCTTTCGACCTGGTCCGAGTCTTCAGTCACTATGATTGTTTTGCGTTTCTTGGTGGCAGTGAGTTCGCAGTCCTTGGCCTGCAAGCCTGCCATGACCATGCACAGACTGATGACCGCGGTGGTCTTGCCAATGCCAGGCTGACCGGCCAGCACCATAAAACTATGCGCCCAAAAGCCTTTGACCATGTAGCGGATGGGTTTGATCTGGCCAATGGTCAATGTTCGCTCTGGCCAGCCTTGTGGGGCTTCTGACTGGGCCAATGTAATGGCCACTGGGTCTCGAGGTTTGATCAAGAATGCAAAGTCTTCCACCGCTGACTTGCGCTCGGACTGCTTCGTTTGAGGCTCATAGCCACAGTCCTTGGCGTGCTTGAACAGTGTGCCAAGCCCGACACCTTTGCCCTGCTGAAAGCTCTTCCAGTGGACTTCTATGTCCTTGGTCCCTGCAAACTTGTTGCCAGCCATGGACCATGTCATCCATGGGCCTAATCCCGCCTCGCCAAACTCTGTGTGCAGCGCTTGGCCCAGCTCAATCCACTGGTCATAGTCACAGTCTGGGGAAATATGGTGCAAAGCCTTGACTGCACGATCAAGGTCGCTGTCATCAAGTCTTGAACCTAATTGGGTGAAGTCAAATGATTGTGAGGGTGGTGCAGGCTTTGGCTCTTGCAGCTGGTGCTGCTCGATGATGCCCCAGTCCATTAACAATTCATGCAAATTGACTGCCTCTTGGAATTCACCGACCACCGCATTGCCACTGAGTAGCACTGACTTGCCTGCACTGTTTGGCAGGCCAAATACTTCCAGCTCTTGGCCACCGCCAAGTTTGTATTTGGGCAGCACAAGGTCAGATTCTTTGGGTGGTTGGACCCATAAGAAGACATGACGGCCACGGCCTGAGACAGAGACCTCGGTCAGCATCTTGTTGGCTTTGACGTACTTGGCCATGCGCTGGATGGCCACATTTGTCGGGCCACTAGCGTGCTTCATATCCACATCAAGGCAAACCAAATAGTTCCCTGATGCGGAAATGATCGGGCGCTGCTGGACTAAGCCAAGATACTGGCCATGTGGGGCTTGCTCCATGGTCCAAACATCTTCAGCGTTGTAGAGATCGGCTGGGTCTGTATCCCGTGCCACGCCTTGGCCAGATCGCTTGTAGGGGATTTTCTTTGAGCCTTGCAGGGCAAAGGTACAGAACACCGCATCTGGCGCTACAGCGCCAATCTTGCAGGCCAGAGTTTGGGACTGTTGAAATGTGTCTGACAGGGGTGTTTCAGTTAAGATGGTCACTGAAATTCCTTTAGTTGGGGGTTTCATTTGTTAGTTGCCATTTGACCTGATAGCGCGTAAACGCTATCAGGTCTTTTCTTTTGGCAGGGATTGGATTCTATTCTTTCGCCTTTTCTTTGACTAGGCTTGATGCAGCCTGTTTCTCACCGACTAGGTCTTCGCTGACTTCGACACCAAGTTTTAAGACAGCACTGGGGCTTTTGAGTTCCCATGCACTCATGTTGTCTTTGAATGCTTCCATGACCAGTGCCTCGTCTTTCCAAAATTTTGTCTTACGGCCTGCGCGCATGGTCCAGCCAGTGATTGCTTGGCCATTGGTCAATTGCTCTTTGGCAGCAGACTGCACTGCATCGGCCCATGCAGCCACTAGGACAGCGTTGTCTAGCATCTCAGGGGTGACAGTGGTGTCAGGCTTGAAATCGTTTCTAGCGACCTCTTGGACCTTTTCACGCATACTGGGGCAAATGGTCTTGGCCTTGCAGTACCGGCAGGCATCTGGGCTTGGATGGGTTGGTGCATCGCTTGAGAGCGCCAGCTCGGCTGCCGACTGCAAGCGCCTGCCATGCAAGTTCAAGTAGTTGCCAGACACTGTCCACTTGCTGTGGCCCACACGGGGTTGGAAGATGTGCATGGTGCAAGTGATGGTGCTTGGCGCTTTGAGCTGGCGCATGGCGCCAAGTGCATAGGTCAGCAGCTGCTTGTTCTCATTTGCGTCAACGGCCACACGGCCAGTCTTCAAATCGATGACATGGAGATGGTCTCCATCGACCAGGATGGCATCAGCAGTGCCGCCAAGCGCTGGGTGCAGGGATTGGAGACCCTCATCTAGATTAACCTCGATCATTTTTTTGCGCGGATTCTCGACCAGAGTGTTGACAAAGTTGGCATAGCCTTGGGCCATGGATAAATGGTCAGGGTCAGTGCCGGTGGGTATCTGACCACCGCGCAGAATGATCTCAGACAGTTCATGGATGGCAGTGCCAATGGCAGCCGCCTCGCCTGCTGGCTCCCATGGCATGAGGGATTCGAGGCGGTAGCTGCCTGGGCATTGCATGAATCTGTCTGTGCGGGATGCTGAGAGGCGAGCGTGTTTTCTGGTTTCGTGTTGCATGGTTTCTCCTGGTTAAATGATTTGATTGACAACATTGAGCTTCTTTAAGACCTTGGCCAGCACATTGTGATCCAGTGATGCTTTGATGGTCAGAATGTAGATGACGGGTGGAATGCCTGACTTGTTGATGTTCTCCACACGGCTACTGGCCTGCTCCAGTGCTGATGTGGACCAAGTGCATTCGACAAAAACAATGGTGTCAGCAGCGGATAGGTCCACACCTTCTGACATGGCGGCAATGTTGCCAATGATGCATTTGGTCTGGCCAGACTGAAAGTCTGCAATGGCCTTGTCGCGCTTGGCCCTTGACGTTTCACCCGTAATAACTACGGGTTTGTGGACCATGAGCAATTTCTCCAGCTCGGCCACTACATCCTTGTGGTGCGCAAAGACCACCACCGGCTCTTCTGCCTGGAGCAAATCATCGATGAAATCGGCAGCGTATTGCACCTTGCGCATCCCAGCTTCCCGCATGATCTCTGCCAAGCCTTCAAAGGCCAGCAAGGCATTGGGGTTTGCCATCAAGGCATCGGCATCAAAGGCTTGCTCACGTTTGTCATTGGCCAGATCAAAGGTGATCAGTGAGACTTGTGGGTCTTTGTAGTCTTTGAAGATGTTTTCTTTTTTGCGTCTCAGCACATGGGGCTTCATCAGCTCTTTGAGTTCGACCAGGTTAGACGCGCCACTAGTATCTAGGCCCCAAGGTGCATTCCAGAGCTTGGCGTAACGGGCCGCAAAGTCATACCAGCCGCCTCTGTAAATGCCAAGGCCGTGCAGGATGGGCCACAGCTCGATGGGCCGATTTGGAATTGGCGTGCCCGAGCAGGCATAGACATAGTCAATCTTCTTCATGGCCAGCATCGCGGCCTTGGTTCTTTGGGCCTTTGGATTCTTTATTCTGTGGCACTCATCCAAAACTAGAGTGTTATATCTGTCCACATTCGTTAGTCCATATTGCAAAACATCGTAGTTGATGATGGTGATATCTGCTGAATTTGGCAGTGCAGCCTCACGTTTTCCATTGATGACATGGATTGAAGTCTTGGGCGCCAGCCTAGCAAATGCAGATTCCCAGACTGTCTTGGCAATTGCTGGGCAAACGATCAGGGCTGGGAGGTTCTCTAGGGCAGCAGCTGCTGTGGGTAGCGTCTTGCCCACTCTTGGCTGGTCGGCCAGTATGGCCCTGCGCCTTGACAGCAAGAAGAGCTTGGCTTCCTGCTGATGGGGGAATAACTGCATGATCGTTTCCTCGTTTTAACTTGAACGCATCTTAACTGACATTTGTGCTAAAGTGCAATTTCTGCAATCGCAGAAAACGATTTAATCGTTAAAACGTGTAAACCCTTAAAAGGAAAAAACCATGACCAGAGTCGTAACCGGCAAAGTTCGTTTCTCATATTTCTCAGCTTTGACTGCTCGTAAGAATGAGATGAACGGCAAAGAAGAGTTCTCAACGCAAGTGCTTGTCCCAAAGACAGACCTTGACACTGTGGCCCAGTTAAAGGCCGCAGCCAAAGAGGCATTGACTGCTAAGTTTGGGGACAAAATCCCAAAGACTGTCAAAAATCCCTTGCGTGATGGCGATACAGAAGTCAAATCCGATGGATCACCACTGGGGCCAGAGTATGCAGGGCATTACTTTTTCAATACCAAAAGCACCAACAAGCCTGGTGCAGTGGATGCCCATGGCCATGACATTCTTGGATCACAAGATATTGTGTCTGGTGACTATGGCCGCGTGAGCTTGAATGCTTATGCCTATGACCAGGCAGGCAACAAGGGCGTGTCGTATGGTTTAAACAACATCATGCTTTTGTCTAAGGGTGACTCGCTGGGTGGTGCAAAGCCATCGGCAGCCAGTGACTTTGGCGTGGTAGCCGGTAAGAGCGCGCCAGCTGCTGCCGAGTCAGTCGATAACGACTGGTGATTTGTCGATCAGTTTTTCAAGCGCCAAGTGCAATTGATTGACTGATGTCCACAGAGGCTCCACAGTCCCAGACAGCCATCGGCTTACCTGGGACTGTTGGATGCCAGCCTCATCGCACACCGCAGACATGGTTATCTTGTGAGCCTTGGCCCTTGCGCGTATTGTGTGAATTGATTCCATGGCCGCATTCTAATTGCGGAATATGTATAAAAACAACAGATAAAAATAATTCTTTACAGAAAGTTTATTTCTGTCATCATCCGTTTGTGCATATCACTTAAACGAAAGAAACCATGAAACCGCAAACCGAAACCCTCTTGGATTATTTGACCGCCTTGGCCATTGGCGTTGGCTTGGCCGCTTTACTTGTGGCATGGTGGTCAGCATGAACTACGGCCCAACACCCCCATGCCCCAATGGCCTGTACCAGTTTGAATGTGCAGTTGAAGACGTTGACCTGGTCTGCTTCTTGGAATACAGCCCAGCCGAAAAGGGCTACACCGACTCTTATGGTGCGCCCTATGAACCTGATATTGAAGAGTGCATGACCCTCAATAACGCATACATCGCTGGCACTGATGTGGACATTGCCCACATGATTTTGCAATCCATGGTGGACCACATTGAAGTGACTGCGCTGGAGAAGTTCCTTGACAAATGAATTGCCACCGGCCATTGATGCCTGCCTTGACCTGGTCAATGACTTACTCCACCCAGAAGTCTTTGGCCATGCAATCCCGAATGAAGTCAAAGCCCGTGCATTCGTTGTCAGGACCATGCTGGAGCGCTTGAAAGCCAGAATGGAGACCAGCACATGGCCAGAGGCTTAAAACCCCGTGTAGAGCCTGCCATCGAGGCAGCGCTACAAAAGAAAAGCAATCTATCAGACCTTGACTTGGCCAAGCTGTGCTTTTGTGCCAGGCGCAGTGCAGCGAGGGTTTTATTTGACATGCATCGGTTCAAACTGGTCCATATCTCAGGCTATTTCAAGGTCAGCTGCAATGGCAGACACCGGCCACTGT